AAACATACTGGTCCTTTATCAAGTGTAACATCACCTGAAACAGTGCCAGGTCTTGCACCAGGACAATTGATTGTATATGTCTGACCTGCTAATAGGAATGTATCTGAAACAATTCCATCACAATCCAACCAAGATACAAGACCTGTTGTATTAGCGGTCATCGAATAAGAGACACAGATTACACAAGAACACTCTGTGCACGAACTGAATTGTCCCACCTGTTCCCACAGAGTTTCTTGTGCAAAATATCCTGTAACACCACTCACACAAACCTCATCAAATATTGATGGATTATAAAGTGTAAATGTTCCTCCACTTAAATCGATTGATGAACCTGATGATGTAAATACATACTGAGTAGTTCCATTACATTCTGTTCCTCTATACCAAAATAATCTTGGTTCACCTGGCTCTTCTTGAACTATATCAAATGGGGTTCTTCCTGAACAACCACAATCTGCATATACCCCAACATTGTTAAATGTGAATGCTGAATTTAGATAATAGTGGTTATAGGTATAACCTGAATTATATTCACCAATCGAAACATTATAACAACCAAGATATAAGTTGTTATCATCATATAGTGTTACGAAGTTTCCTGCATATGCGTATAAGTGATACATTAAATCAGAACTTGAATGAAGTTCAGTTCCACCTGTTGCACAAGGGATTAAATCATAATATAAAACCCTATGACCAGGATATTCTCTTGTTAACTTAACCAACTCAACATCACAGATTGATGGTTCGGTCATATTGTAGTTGGTAATTCTATTGATTCTAAAATAGGTGTTGTTGATTAATATTTTCTCGTTCCATCTGAGTTGTTGAATCTCTTGTGGATATAGATAAATCTTACAAGAATAAATCTTGTTTTCTTCATTGATTAAATCATCAACATAAGGCTTGTAATATATGTCGTATAAGTCCTCAGAAACAAATGAGAATTCTGCTGGTGTAATATTGGTTTTATCCTCACCTCTAAAATTAATATAGTGTGAGAAGTTATTATAAGCAAATGGATAGGTTGTGAATCTATTAAGATTGGGGAATCTATCAAGTTCGTTATCGTTCATCCAATAGGTCTGATAAACAGGGTCTTGAATAACAGTTCCACAAGTTGTTCCTGAACTTGTTATTGTAATTGTTGGTGGTGGGAATACAACCAATGGAACTCTAAGTGTTGATGGGTCACCACAATTTGTTATTGTGTTTGAACCATTGTTAGCATAATATACTTGTTGAACTCCAAAACAATCGTTGTAATAAACTGGTGATGTTGCATTTATGTTGAATGTTATACCTGATTTACAAACAGATGAACCAGTTGTTGAACCTGTTCCCCCAACGAATCCATAACTATCATTTGGTATTGTCGGTCCTCTGAATATCAGTTTTGGTAATATCTTAAATGGAACGAATGTCTGTTGTGATTGACCATCCTTATCAATTGATTTCAACTTGGACATTGACTCAATTGTGATTAGAGGAACATACGAGTTGTTAATTGTGATGTCGATTGGGGATGAGAATAAATATGTAAATTTCGTAACCTCATCTTTGTATTGTAGATTCAGTTTGAACTTATCTGTTCCAAATATTCTGTTCGCACGAGAATTAAAATCTTGGTTCGCATAATCTTGGTCCAACTTGAATTCAAAATCAAGTGTTCCGTTGATTAGAGATGTTGTTGGATATAGAGATTGAATCTGATTAAAGTCAACCTTTGTTGTCCAATCAAGTGTTCTACCCTTTCCAATGTAATCGATAATAGGTTCTACAATTAAACTTCTTGGCTTATCAGGATTTGGAACTACAACGAGATTGAAATACTTGTTTATAGATGTTAAAAAATCAATTTGTGTGTAGTCATTATCAGGGAATTCTTCTGCGTAGTTAATCGTTGACCCTGTTGGAATAAATCTTGGAGCATTGATAATCTCTGCTGTGAATCCTGAAATCTGTGCATATTCACCTTTGAATACAAATCCCACACTTGATGTTCCTGTGAAATTAAATGTCTGTTCTATCGACACAGTTTGTCTTTCTCCATCACACCAGTAGGTAGAATAAAAATTTTGTCCACCTGAACCATCAACAATCATAAGGTTAACAAGAGGGATATTGAAACTAAAATAATCACATTGACCAATCATTGACCAAGTGAATCTAAATGTGTAGATACCAGCGAATTGTTCATCAATTGTGAACCCTGTATTTGTTAATGGAAATCCGAGAGCGTTACAAGTTGTTGCTGAGTTTGGAATTGTATAAACATCGTTCAATACACTCGTTAAATTAAAATCTTGTGGACCATACTTGAAACAAGCAGGGATAGATTGTCTCGCATAAATTGTCTCATCTAAGAACTTCAATGGAATATAAAATTTCTTGAAGTAATCAGTATTAAAGAAGTCAGATTGAATTTCATAACCCGCTTCTTCACAGATTTTTTCATACAAGGTTTTTACTTGTAATGTTGGCTTGTAATAGTAATCTCTAACAGGTGTTCCTGAAAAATCAAAGTTACCAAACTGAGGTATGAATTGAGGACCAGTAGAACCAGATACTAATGGTGAGAATTGAATAAGTGGTGATACATCTGTGTTAAGAGTTGTTCCACTCAAATAGTCATAACCAATGTTATATAGACCCCAAAATGTTTTACCATTCTGATAAGAATAATTTGTTGCTCCTGTTAAATTCCATAATGTTGGGTCAATAATTGATTCTAAAATTACTGTCTCTTGGTATGGATGTGATAGACCTGATAGATTAAGATTTCTAAGATACTTGTCTCCAATGTTTGCTGCTAAGTCACCAACCTGATTATAGAATGTAACCTGATAAATGATTTCATCATTGGATATTGATACACCATTTAATCTAATATGTCCTTGTAGGATTTCATATCCATCCCACAATAGTTGAGCATCGAATTTATTGTTGGGGTCAAATGTTACAGGAACAGAATTGAGGTCATAGAAGAAGTTAAATACTTCATTGTTTCTCTGTGAACCAGGAACTGAGAATCCCTTTGAGAATGCTGAGTTCTTTTTTGTAATGTCTTGCACTTCTGCGAATGATAAAGACAATAGGACTGGTTCATCCTTGTATAAATCTAAAAATTTTGGTTCTCCTTGAACGAATGCTCTAATCTGTAAACTCATTATATTGGTAATTCAAATCTTCTATAAGGTGTCTGTTTAAGTTCAATTGTGTATTGAAATATTCTAACATACTTTTGAATATATTCTTGAACAGATTTATTTTGAACTACACAAGGTATTAAGTAAGGATAATTTTTTTGTTGGTCACCCTCAGGAACCCAGTTGTCCATTATCATATAAACATAAGGGGACATCAATAATTCCTCAATGATATCCACATCGTTTTGTTGAACGAAGTTTGAATCCACAGTAACTAACTCATCTGCGTTACCCCAAAATACTGTCTCTTGTGAGTCGTATGATTGTCTATTCCAGACTTGTGTGTTAAGTGTCTTGAATTGAGAATAAACTTTCTTGTCTACATTATATTTCTTGGAGTATTTCTTTGTGAATGTATATGTGTCCCATACTCCGTTTCTATTCAAGAACAAAAAGTTAACAGGGTCATTAAAACATTCTTCTCCAACCATCTTGTATTGAACAACCTCAGATACTCCTGAAACATATGAAGGGTCACAATCACCACTTGATAGGAAGATTGCGACATCACTCTGAGTTCTGATTATTGGATTTTGTTTCCATACTGCGTAAGCAATTCTCTGACCTAACCAAGAGTATAAACCAAATGGTTTTGTTGTGTAGTCAATTGGAACAGATTGTAAAACATCATAATTGTATTGTGTGTTATTAAGTGTTTTCTGTAAGTAAGAAATTGACTGAACAGGAACTGAGTTGTTATAGAGTTGATTTTCACCATACATAAATCCAAGAACTATTGGACACTTGTAGTAGTGTGTTCTATATCTTGTTTGGATAACTGGTCCACCGAATAAAGTCATTGGGATTGTTTCATTACCGAATGTTCCCATAAACCTACCAGGCTGATTGAATGGGGAGACCCCTGTGTTCATTGCGAAGTCGAACACCTTTGTATTCCAGTAGTTGTATTGCCCAGATAAGTTTGTGCCAGAGTAGTAATACTCAAAATTTGAATTTGTTGAGACAGCAAATCTTTTGTTGTCCTGAACGCCAGGATAAATTGTAACTCCATATGGTTGAGTGGATGCAGAGTATACCGAAATGCTCTGACCTGTCCAACCTGAATAGACATTATAATTTGCAGTATCTATGATGATTTGTGAAGTCCCACCAGATGTGTATTGCACCCCGAAAATTAAACGATATTCGTTGATGTGATATATGTTATCAAAACCAGGAAAACCTCCGTTAAAACCGTTAGAAAACGATACTGTGGAGGGTCTCTCATTAACGATTGTGGCTTGTGATGTGTTCGCTGTAAAGTTAAGACCTGCTTGGTTATAGTATTCAACAAGATAGGGGTCGTTCTGTGCTGTTCCTGCGGTCATAGTCATAACCATATCCATATTTCTTGGATTAGCCTGAACGAAGTTTCTAATAACTGTTTCCACATTGAAGATACAGTTACCAAACTCATTTGATGGAACTAATAATCTTCCAAACTTTCCGAATTGTTGGTTTGTTCCTTGTTGATTATTTGGACCAATATCATTCTGATACGGATTCTTGTATACATCAACAACCAATCTAATGTCTGTATATGCTGAATAGTCGTTGAGGGCAACATTCCAAGTATGGTCTGAATGTGACTCAGTAACATCTAATGGTTTTTGTAATATCGTTAAATCTAAACTCATTCTGTTATGATTGATGGGAATTCTTTGTTTACTGTTTGCTCCATAAAGTTCTCCACATCATTTCCGATTGCTTCATAGAGTGCGTTGTATTCATCTTGAAATTCTTGTGGAGGGTTTTCAAGAAGTGCTTCAAATGAGTCATACGCTTTATCATAAATATTAGAAGGACGGATACCAAACTTAAAAATGTTCTGTCTGATAGCGAACGCTAATGATAGATTGGATATGAATTTTCCTTGTTTGTTTCTACCCTTGATTCTTCTAACCTTTATCCAATCAAGAAGTGCTGGTATGGGCACCATCCCCTTTCCTGGTCTTCTACCAAAATTCACATTTTGGAAGTAATCCATATAGGTAATTACAAGTTCGAATCCTCCACCTTGTTTTGGAACAACGGTTGCTGTGAGTGAATTTAATAATTGACCTGACGCAACTTTATCTCCAACACCTCTTTGAGGATTACCATAGGGATATATCTTCTCCTGTAACTTCTGTTTGAAGAAGTTAACGAATAGAGTCCCTAATCTCTGTAATTCTATTTCGGATAGTTCAAACATTATCTAACTGTGTTTAATCCAAATCCCCAAACTGGTGGGTTAAGATTAGCGAAACTTGATGTTATATCGGAAGCGGTATAACTACTTAAAATCGATGTTAAAACACAATTTGTAATAGTATTAGAACCTGCTCTGTAAACAGGAACTAACTGAGTCCCTGCTGCGTTGAGTGTATATCCAAAAACATCTTGACCTGTAAATGAACCTGCTGGTGCTGTTCTATTTATATATCTGACCGTAGGTGTAACACCACTATTTGATGTAACCCAAGCACATACATAATATCCTGCACCCATACCTGAGAAACTAAGATTAGAACCAAGTGTTACTACCTTCACTCCCGTTGAACCTGTCGTTGGTAATGTTATACCACTAAGAATTAAATCCTTAGGTGCTATTCCAAAATTTGGAACATATTGTGCAGTATAAAAAGAAAGTGAAACTGAATCAGTTGTTGTTGATACTGTTCCCAAGTTCACTGTTACGGCGGAATATGAATTTATACCTGTGTCGTAGAATATATTAAAATTCAATCTGTTCTGTGAAAGTGCAGGACTTGCTGAACTTCCTGTCCCGAAACCTGTTCCTCCATAATCAAAAACATATTGTGAAAATACATTAAAGAGGTTTGGACCTGATAAAGAGTTGGTTGCAATTTTAAGTCCTGTATCATTTCCAAGACCATCTGTGATTGCTTGTGGTGTTGATGTAATACCTGTTGTCGCAGTGTTTAAGTTTAATAAACCTGGATATGTTGATTGTATTGTTTGACCTGATAAGTTAGCCATATTTTTTTAGATTAAATTCCATTGTTGATTTTCATTGTTCCACAAATCTGAATTTGTGTTCCATAGTTGTGCTCCTGATGGTGGAGTTGATGTAGGAGTTGGTGTTGGGTTAATTGTTGGAGTTATCGTTGGTGTTTGAGTATGTGTCGGGGTTGGCGTTGGTGATATTGGTAAAATTAAATTCACAGGACATACACAAGTTGTAGCCGTAAATCCAAACACATCAAATGATTGAACTATCTCACCTGGTAATAACACAGGTGCTAAATTGAATTGATGTTGATGTTGACCTGCGTTAATTTGTTCAACCCCATAATAAACTGTTCCCAAGTTTCCGTATGCTGCTCCTGAAATTAAATAATCACATAGAGCAACTGCTGGTGATGTAAAGTCAGGTTGATTCCACAACACCAATTTGAACTTCGTATTGTCTTGTAATTCAACTTCAAGATATTGAGTTGTTACAGGACAAGTTGGAGTTGGTGTTGTTGTTGGAGTTGATGTTGGAGTATCTGTTACAGTCGGTGTTGGTGTAGATGTAGGAGTATCTGTGATTGTTGGTGTCGGGGTTGGTGTCTCAGTATTAGTTGGAGTTGGTGATGGTAATAGTGTTCCTGTTGGTGTTGGAGTCAATGTTGGATTTGGTGTTGGTTCAGGACCAGTCATTGTATCGAACGCTGCATCACATCTATCAAGAGGTGTCTTAACTTGTATTCTAAGAGTTGCTGTCCAACCAATTAACATATCATCATACTTCTCAATGAATGGTGAACAGTCAACAATATCATCGAGATAATAATCCTGATTAAAGTTTCCAAGTGAATCTGTTACAGACAATCTAAATTGAGAAATAATATCATCAAGGATTTGGTTTGTATCTGACCATCCATCAATCATATTATTCAAATCTCTATCTACAATATCTCCAATAATGATGTTAAACTCATAAGTCATAAATCCAAACTCTTGTGTTGCGTTGTTTGGAATCACGAACATATAAGGATAATATGGGGCGTTATATGTTGGGTTATCTTGTTTGTCTCTTGAATCTACATTGTAAGAGAAATCATCGAAGTCACCCCAACCAAATGAATTGATTTGTTTGTGATGGTCTGCTAACAATTGGAAATCATCTATGAAGGTTTTAAGGTTGATTCCTTCGTGATAAATTGGTGTCCCTGTAAATGTATTAAACGCAGCAGCACATCTGTCTAATGGGGTCTTAGTTTTGATTTGTAGTAAACCATTCCATCCATTACATAAGTCCTGATACTTCTCTTGGAAGGGATTACATTGAACCGTATCATCAAGATAATAGAGTGTATTAAAATTACCCTGATTGTTTGTTACAGATAATCTGAATTGACTTATAACATCATTCAAGATTTGTAAGGTATCAGATAATGTATCAAGTGAGTTCGCTAAATCCCTTTCAACTATATCGAGTGTTACGACATTAAATGTCCAAGTTTTGAATCTAAGGTCATTCTTAATATTAGATGGAACAACATAAAGTAGTGGGAAGTATGGTGAGTTATCTGATGGGTTCTCTTGTTTGTCTCTTGACTGAATTAGATAACCCAACTGGTCTGTATCACCAATACCAAACGAATTGATTTGTTTGTGTTTGTTGGCTAAGTATTTGAAATCATCAGCAATAGTTTTGAAGTTGATTCCAAGTTGTGGAATCCCTGTTGATGATGGGGTTGGTGTTATGTTAGGTGTTCCTGTTTGTGTAGGAGTAGGAGTTGGGGTTTGTGATGTAGGAGTAGGAGTTGGTGTCTCAGTATTTGTGGGTGTAGGAGTTGGTGTTATAAGGACTGGTTCTGTTGGAGTAGGAGTTGGTGGGAAAGGACAAGAACCGAAGAAACCTGGTCCTCCTCTTGGATATGAACCATCGACAACCCAATAATTGTATTGACCTGGTGCCATCTCGTTCACCAAATAAGATAAAACTGAACTGATTGGTTGAGTTAAACCTAAATCAAGATATAATGTTTGTGCTGGATTATCTGCTTGTAAACAAGCCCAACAATTAAGACCTGCACTAATACATCCTGCACATCCACCTAAATCATTTGTATAAACCGTGAAGTATGGACCAATTGAACAAGTGTCGTTAATGGTTAAACCTGATGATACTAAGAAGGATAAAATCGCCATTTATTTGTTCATTTCTTTAATTTGCTTTTCAGCCTGTTGATTGAGGTCCATAATATATGCGAGGTGATTGAGACAAGATATAAGGGGAAGATTAGTAACATCGTCAACCACCCAAACTTTGTTGTCGGCAAGTGTAGATATTGCTGAATACCATCCCCAATGTTTTGCAAACGAACTCTTATCATCATCCACATCCACAACGGTTTGTTCTTGGAATAAAGAACTGAAAGTTGTTGAGAGACCACGCCTATACTCAACAAAAAAAAAATTGCTCCCTCTACATATTTCACTGGTAGAGTTTTGAAATCTTCAATCTGTTTTCTAAAATCTGTCTCACCATATTTCTTACCTTCTTCTGTATACAGGTATGCCGCTAACTCATTGAGATTTGATACTCTATAATTCTCATCTTTCTGTAAGAATGTATCCACATCAACAAATTGACCAAACGACATTTTATGTATATCTACAAGAACATACTTCTTTCCGTTGTGCTCTATATCCTTAAATAGTTTTTTAGATTCTTGATTCAAGAATTTATAAACTGTATCGGCTGCGATTCTCATCGAGTGAGCATCTGATTCTTTAATCTCTTGAACTGATAGTCCTGTTGTTAAAGACAACATTCTGATGTTCAGTTCTTCTTCATCAAGAAGTTCTCTAAACTTCATTACCTCAGTCCACATTTGAATTGTTGGTTCTTGGATAGTTATTTTTCTTCCATCATATTTTAGAACAAGTCCACTCATATACATAAATATCTTTTTTACATTATACCAATCCATTGGTTTCTCGCAACCTTCATCTCCATCACATAACGGATACCATCTATTAAGTGGTTTGAAGAATCAACTGGTTCATCAAGGTTATTACCATTCTTATCGGTCTTCCATATGTAAGATTGTAATTCATTTTGTAGATTAAATGAATCATACTTCACATAAAAGTTTGACCTCTTAATTAGGTCTATACCGTGTAGGATTGAATTCTTTTTTACTGGCTTACAATTTATCCCCTGTCTTCTTAATTCTTCTATTGCTTGGGGGTTAGCACTATCTGCGATGAAATCATCTTTGAGGTTAATCCCCAAATCTTTTATCTTATAAATGAAATCAGGTATGGTCACATTTTTTAGATACAGAAATTCTTCACAGTATATTGAGTCATCAAGTTTCCATATACCAACAAGTGTCGATGGGTCTGAATATCCCCAATCTATTCCATACCCTAAGAATTTACTGGATGGTGGTAAATCCATATAGAGTTGATGATGATTGAATACCATCTTTGTCGGAACACCTTTTTGACCAAGACCAAATATTCTCCATAGGTTGGGGTCTCTATCTTTTAGTTTTTCAATTTCATCAACTTGAACCTGTGGTAAGAATGGATTGTCCTTGTATGTTACGACATTATACTTCACATCAGGTTGAGTTTCTAAATCATATATCCACGACTTCCATAGTGATGGGTTCAGGTCCAATACAACAAGACCTGTGGTTCTTAATACAAGTTGAATATACTCATCATAGGATAGTTCTGTTGCTTCATTCACAAATAGATAATCTCTTTTTCTACCTCTGATTTTTGTCTCATCATCAACTGAAAACCATTCAATAATATTTGACCCCAACTCAAAATAACCGTCAACAGAATGCCACTTCTCAGAATCAAATACCTCGAACTTCAATAGGATTTCTTTCAGGTCTCTCAGGACCGAACCTTTAAGTGCTGGTAGGGTTTTTCTTACAATGGATAATGTTTTATTCTCCTCTTGTAATAGTTTGTAAATTAGAAATATAAGAATGTTATAGGTCTTGGATGCACGAGATGAACCTTGAAATACATTAATCCTTTTGTTGGAATTCAATAGGTCCTCGAATACCCTCGTTGTTTGTATTTTCATTCTCTTTTTTTTCTAACGCTTCTTTTAACCTATCGTTAAATAGTTTCGTGTAATGTTTTTTTTGTTGGTCAATAAACTTGTTTCTATTCTTCAATCTTTTTCTGTGGGCTTTCTCCCCACCTCTCTTATGACTCTTTGGCATAACTTCTTTTTGATATAATGTTTTTATGGAACTTAACCGATGGTGTATCTTGAATGGATTGTTCCCATACCTTGTCTGTTAGAATATTCATCTCTGATATCACCTGTTCTTTTAGTAGGGGTTTTTTTAAGAACAAGGTATACTCAATTTTGGTATATGATTTACCAGTAAAGACAAAAGAATCTGATATATCTTTTGTGCAGATGAACCTATCATAGAATAGGTTCTTATTGATTGAATTGGACAACGCTCTTGAAATGTTTTTGATGGTTGTATTCATCGCTTTATCCTTGTCCTCATCACCTGTCTCGATTGTTCCTTTGAACTCCAAGTAACACGCTTTCATTGTCTGAGCATCCATCGTTCCTGACTTAACTTGAATGTTTGGATACTGCTTAATTGGAAATGTTGTTTGTCTTGAATTACTCATTTGGTTCTTCCTCAATTTTTGTTTTTAGAATCTCTATTTGGATTTTATTATTGGAATCTAATTTGTCTCCACCTGTCGTGATGTCTACCTTCTTCTCAGCATTCCATTCATCCTTAAATCTATTTCTCATTATAAGAGAATAAAGATTAGAATTTAGATTCTTTGATTCACCATTCTTGAATCCCTTTCTTGGTATTGATGACCACCAAGTGTGAGATAATTCTCTGAACTCAGAAACGGCTTCGGAAAATTCTGGTTCATTTTGTAATAAAGAATAGAATGTATCTTTTGTGATTCCAAGTTTTACTCTCAGGTCAACATCAAACATACCTTCTTGACCCATCTCTTGGCAGATAAGTTTCCAGTTTTGTGGTAAGTCATTTAAGTTTTTAAGTGGTCTGCCTACTGGATTCGTATTGTTCATATTCAGTTAGTTTTTGATTTAGGTGTTCCATTCTTGATTTCACTCTCTCCCAACAGGAAGCACAACTTGGAATTAGTTGTTCTGAGAAATGTGAGTTATGGAAATTCAATGTCCACTTTCTTTCTTCCGCTGAGTTGGTAACACCCCTCACATAGTTTATGGCTCTATTAATTTCTTCCCTTGAATAGTTTGGTTTGGAAGGTTGAGAGATGACTGTAATATCCCCTTCTCTAATAATTTGTGGTTTTGATTGGACTTGTTTTGATTTACAATTACATCCCATTGTCTAAAAAATTTTGTCTTGCAGTTCTTAAATCTCTGCGGTATGAGTTTATGTCTTTTGATACCGTATTGGGGGGAATGGTTGTTCTCTTAGCGGTATTCTTGATTGAACAATCTTCTTCAAGATAGATTTGAAATAGACGAGCGAAATACCACTTATCTGTTTTCTTGTCTTGTGTTATCTTGTTATTCACCCATTCAATGTTAATTGGTGATTCCCTATATTCAACATCAGGCATATCTATATCCTTGAATTCAATGAATTGATATTTCTTGTATTGATGATAGTAGGGAGAACTCTTTGAAGAATAATTGTTTCTAACTATTCGTGCAAAAAAATACAACCTCTCTTGGTCAGGGAGAGAATACGCTCTCTGATTTTTGAGAAGTTGTTCTATACATAATTGAAGTAGGTCATCGACATCATCAGACCTTGTAATCTTATTACAGATTAGTTTTAATTCTTTAAGGTTTTCTTCTATCCACTTATTCAAGATAATTTGGTTTACTTTCCTTTATACAAAACCCTATTGTAATATTTTCCTTCTGGTGTCCAAAAATCTTCTACTCGTTGGAGTGCACCTTTAAGAACTAATTTTCTTACTTTATCTCTTGTGATGTTTGGAGAAATGTTCAATTTCATTCCCAAGTCAATGTTGGATAAAGTTGAATAAGGTTTGTCTGAGTTATCAATATCCTTAACGATAATATCAAAAACGGCTTGCTCTCTTGGATTTAATTTCATATATTTTTTTTTATAAGTATAGGTAAAGTTGGGTGAAGTATCAATCTTCTTTTGGAAAATATTTATATTCAGAACAATCTTGGTTTAACTTATCCAATGTTCTCTTGAAGATATCTGCTATCTCATAATTTTCCTGTTCTTCTGATTTCTCTATTGTTCCTTGAATCTTATCAATATACATCCAAATAAGTTTTGGTTCTATTTGTAATGCTCTTTTGTAGTGATTGGTAATAACATCAGATATGTGTTCTTTATCTTCTTCTTTTAGTTGAAAATATTCTCTCACATCTGTGTTCAAATACTTGTTCAAAAAGTTATTAAATTCTTCCATATGGTATACTATAAATACTTTATTATAAATTGAATTTTTCTTGAACTTTCAATAATTGCATTTCTAATTCTTTATCTATATCTTTATCTTTCTCTTTATCTTTATCTTTCTCTTTATCTTTCTCTTTATCTTTCTCTTTATCTTTCTCTTTATCTTTAAGGTTTTGTGGGTTAGGTTGGGTTTCAGGAAAACCCATTGGGTTATTTTGGGTTTTAGGTCTACCACCTAATACTCCATTTCTCTTGTTTGTTTCAACTTTCTTTGAATAATTCTCTGATTGAATTTCAAAGTCACGGCGAATTACCATAAAAATACCCAAGATAAGCGGGTCGGTTATTGTGGGTTCTTGTCCGTTCTTAAATAACCCAACCGATTTGATTAGGATTCCTGCTTGTTCATCGGTCAGATTTTTCATCAGTTCAAAGTGACTGTCGTAGATTATTACATTTTTCATTTATCTTTTTTTTTTGGTTCAGTATGTTTAGTATCTATAAGTATATCATTTACAATAAAAAGAATCAAGTTTATATTTATTAATATGAAAAAATGTAAGAAATGTGGAATAGAAAAACCACTTGAAGAATTCGGTAAAAGAAAACTTAACTACGATGGTCTCAATGGACAATGTAGAGTGTGTGAGAGTGAGTATGGTAAAATGTATCGTCAAGGTTATAGAGCAAAAAACGATGAAAGCAGAAATGTTGATTGGATATACACTCCCAATTTATAGAAAGACACCCTAATTTGGTCTTAAAACCCCGTCCTGCAAAAAATGTAAAACACTTCACTTGGGAGGACTGTAAATAAAAAACCCCCATCATTACGACAGGGGTTTTATCATCAAGAAACAACCACTATAACAAAGACATAAGAATGATGATACCGATAACAAATCCGATAAGTTCAGGGACATAAGATTTTTGTTTAACCTCTTGAACCTGTCCATTTGGTGAAGTCAAAGCCTTCGAGATGGCGGTAATAATATTTTGGATGTGTTCGTTTGCATTTTGAACCTCAACCCAATTGTCGAACGCTCCCAACTTTCTACGGACCTCAATGGAAATCTCGGTCTTAGTTGGAGTAACCTCTGTGAGATTGATGTCGATAAATACACCAAGAGACAGGAACTCTGACGCTTCGAATGTATACTGATTGAACATTGGGTTCTGTGATTGAACACGATATTTGGTAAAAACCTTTGGAATGGTAAGAACACAGTCCTTTACCTGAGACATAGGGAAATCAATAGTGACCTTTTTGGTCGGGTTGGCGATTGCTCCAATCATAGTTATAGTTGTTCAGATTTTGTCCTGTCCCCGATGTTTATTGATGGTTAAGAAAATAGACCTTGTAATACTCCAATGAGGAAGGTAATGATAATACACCACTTCACAAAACCCCACACCACATTGAATATACCATCAATACCTGATGACCTCATAACTCTGTTTGCTCCTCTTGAACCAACAGTATGACCGAAACCTCTAACAATAGATTTGAATAACATAGTTATAGTTTTTAGTTACCACCGTGAAGGTAGCATTTTGAGTTACAAGATAGGGTTGAATTCTTACAACGAGAACCTGCCTGAGTTGTGGACACACATTGAACAGATACGGTTCTCTTACCAATACAAGGTTGACTTGTAGTAGTTTGGTTGGATACTGGAAGGATGTCTGTTTTCTCACAAGACATAAGGGCAATTGAGGCGATTGCGACCATAAGGAATTTTTTCATTGTTTCTTGATTTTGATTGTGAACTACAAAGTTATATTAAGATTCTGATTCCACCAAATTATTCTCATAAAGTTCTTGAAACCAATCTTGGAATTCTTCAATATTTTTATGATAGGCGTCAATCACAGTATAAACACAATATTCAGAGTCAGATGCGTGTTCCTGTAATTCATCCTTCACATAAAAAAGAATATCCTCGACTGTATCACTATCCAATCTTTTATAATCTGATAGGAATGAATAGAACATTTGTTCATACTTGTCTAAGAGAGTATCTCCATCGTGATAGTATGCAGGACTTGATTCTGTCCAATTGTTGAAATAAGTCATTACGATTTGTCTATCTTCTTTGGATAGTTCCATCAATTCTTCAAAATTGTTTTGGATTAAAGTATTGGTCATTGTTATTAGTTTTTATCGGTGAAATAATCGTTATAAGAATAATTGTTCATTGCGGCAACACCAACGATTGAGAAGTAGGTTTTCATATCACCAACCCAATCTACAAACTTAATTTCCTTGTTTTCACAATCGACCCATAGAACTGAACCGTCATCGAAAACCCACTCACCAATACCATCTTGTATTGTGTGGACAGGTTCTGCAAGGAAAGCAGATACCTGTGAAATAATCCATACATCTACTGTTTTTTTATTTTTCATTGTTTCTTGATTTTATACGAAGTTAGGGGATTGTTTTGATTCTGCACGCATTTCAGAAATAATTTTTTTCATTCTTCCTTCGACATTTTCTTCACCTGTGATGTGTTGCCAAGTGCAAGCCATCGCAACGGCTTTATTCCAATCCGAAATGATTGTTT